ATAAACAAAAAAGGTCATCCCAACGACCGAATTCAGAAACTAATTCGATATTGTCAATAACATCTTGTGGATAATTCTTAGCAGTATGTCTTAAAAGAACTCTAAATACCTCTCTTTCACCGGCACCACCGCGAATATCACGAGCCCAGAAAAGAAGTTTACGAGTAACTAATGCATCTTCGTTTCTAGCGGCTTCGAATTTACCAATGATACGTTGAGCACCATCAATAGTTCCGATGCTTTTACGAACAGCACCAATTGTGAAGAATAGATCTAGGGTAGCACTCAAAGAAGATGAGTTTGTTACCATACCGTTTTCTGTAACAGTATTTTTTGTGCGAAGGGCGTTAATCAATGTTGACATATTTACTTTTTTATTTACGTGTACTTAAGTTAAAAAATCAGAGTGGCGCTTGGTTTCTGTAGTTATAAGTATAGAAGTTAATTTGCGGTATGCACTCTTTAATATAAAAATCAGGGTGAGGTTCTTGCGTTTTCTAAATAAATCTGAGCATATAAAATTTGCTGAATTCACCCTTTGTTTAATTTCAAAAAAACAGATTGAGGATTTGATTTTTTAATAGCTTCATAACTATTGGGCCATTTGTTTTAACAGGTACCGAAACCTGTACTAGAGTTTATTTAACAATTCTTGAACTCGAGTTATAAACGAGTGATTAGCTAGTCGGGTCTTCAGAGAAGGGATACCGATAACCTGAGTCATATGTAGTTTATGTAGTTTTACTTTGCAGTACTCAATCTTAAATGTAAAGAACGTTTATCTTCTAAAGTGTTTAATTTTTTAGAAGATATTAATTATATGTTACTCTGTTTTATGAGTTTCATCAGCTTTCATTTCTTCGTCTAATTTATTAAAAATAGTTGCGAATAAAACGATTGCCGATAAGTTCATAAAAAGGCTAAGAACTTTATCTATTGCATTTTCAGCATTAGTCGGTTGTGATTCGAATCCAAAAGTAATTCCAAAAATTAGATTACTGAACAACCAAGCCCAGAAAGAAAAGATCAAAACCGTTTTCGAATGTTTGTAAATAGTGTATCTTGTCATGATTAATTATATGTTGTTTAAATGATTTCGTCAATAACTCCTAGCTTCTTAGCTAGCTTTGAATCGATATACCAATCGATTTTCTTTTCGTAGATTTCTCTAAGTTCGTCCTTAGTGATTTCTGTATTTTTAAGAGTGTGTTTCTCGATAATCTTTTGTAGACGTTTCGTTTCAATAACATCTTCCTCCATTTGTTTTGTAGCACCAAATGTTCCTGAAGAAACTGAATGGTAAAGATATGTAGATCCAGGATAACCGTATCGCTCATGTCCTGCAATACTTATTAGGAATCCACAAGACATTGCACAACCTGTAACGATTGTATGAATTGGAATTTGTGATTTTTCCATAACACCTAAAAGACCTAAGCATTGATAAACATATCCACCATAAGAATCGATATAAAACTTGATTGGTTTAGGATTGTAATCGAAGCCATAAATCTTAGAAATTAGAGCAATCTCTTGATCTGTATCGTTGATTTCGATTATTTGTTTTGTAATTTCATTTATAGAGGCTTGATCTACTTGCTTTGCTAAGTAAAGATCTCGACTCATTGGAGATGGGATTTGTAGTACTTTCATATTTAATTATATGATGAATTAATAGATGAGTTTATTCTCTTACGAAGTAAATTCCTTTTAGAAGATGATTTAAGATGGGTGTATCAGGAACAAATCCTATATACATTTCAAGTTTAGGATCATCCACAAAAACAGAAGATCTTTCTTTTGAATAACAACTGATGTTTCCGTCTTCGATTACTATCAAATGCCTTCCTTCTAGATCTTCATAATGATTTCTCTTTACAGGAAAGAATCCTTTCGATATAAGATAATCTCCTACATCTTCCTTAACGAACCTAATCGTTATCTCTTCAAAGTTTTTCGATTTCATAAGGTGGTGCTATTTTTACGGTCGATCCGTCTGAGTTATCGTAACAAACAGTATCATTCCTATAGTAGATAGTGTCTGTATACCAAACTGCATCATGCATTTGTGTTGGTCCTGCAGAAGGGATATAAACCTTTCCTTTGATTTTGTATTTCCAATAACCTTCCTGATTACAACTGACTATCAGAAACAGGCTCATTAACATCAATAACTTCTTCATTTTTTTCTATTTTTAAAGTGGTTTGTTTAGGTTTTTTCGGTTTTGCAGGAACAATAAATTTTTGTATTCTTGCATGTAAAAGATTGATTTCTTCAATCGTAAGATTAGATTTTTTAGAATTAATATCGATCGTACAGGCAACTACATTGCCTTCAATATATCCTTTCTTGGAATCTACTCGATCAACTGAAAAGGATAACTTTCCATCATCTTCAAATTTTATTCCTGTGTAAAAGCAATGAGTTCGTAAAAGAAGTGACTTAACCGTTTCAAAGGAAAGATCAAATTCTATATTTCGACTGATTGCACTTTGTTGAAGATTAATCATCTTCTTTGCGACTTCAATGTCTGATATTGTTTTCATGATAAGCTATTTGGTAAGTAAAGTAGAGTAGGATTCTTCTTTTGAATGTCTACATCTGGGTGATTTTTCTTAAATTCCATTACGTCGAAACGATCAGTTATTAGATGGAATCCGTTCTTAGTTGGTATGATATATTTAGTTTTCGGACCTTCAGGTCTACATCTATTGATAGTAACTTGAATGTTACGTAATTCTTGAATGTCTTTAGTATCGATATCAATGATCCATCTTTTTTCTTTAGTTTTGATTTGACCAACAACAGAATCGAATAAACCTTTTTGGTTATGTTGTTCGTTTTGAATTCTTTGAGCTAAAGAAACCATCATATGCAAAGAAACATCGAAATGATTTTGTTTTTGAACGTGTATATAAGCTCTTGCTTTAAAAATTTCACAAAGCTGAATGATTTCATCGTATCTACGTTCTAGATGATCAATGGATTCGATGCAATAGGTTTTGATAGTTCTTACTGATTGATGATTATCTCGTTCTCCTTCGGGCTGATCTTTCTTACGTTTGAAAACGTAAAGCATATAAAAATCTCCTTCCTTCTCGAAGTTTAGGAGTTCTTTTATGATATCGATATTGTTTATCATTTTTATTTGATTAATTGAACATTGATAAAAGGTTTTGGTAATCAGAAGGAGTAGATACTCGGAACGATTTAATGTCTACTCTTAAGGAATTTTGAGTATCTGGGTTACCATATTTTTCTATTGCTTGTTCGATTGCTTGTTCTTCAGTGAATGCATATTCAGAATTCCATCCACTTCCTATAAAGTTGAATAGATATTCTCGTTTGGTACTTAATTGCTTTTGAATTGATTGAGCTTCTCGAGCAGTTTCTAAATGGATTTCGTCCATTGTTGAATTATCAAAGTTAGGAAATAGCTTTTCGATTTCCTTTACACGGGATATCAATTGTTCTAATCGGATTTCTAGTTTTTGTTTCTCTGAGTTTTTCATATATGGATTATTTAATTATAAAGTAAATATAATCATAATTCTTGAAAGAGAAAAATTCTAGCAAAAAAGTTATTAACAATTGTAAGGGTCGATATACCAACCTTTGAATTTGGATTTCTTTGCTATCCCCTTTAAGAATTCAGAATCAAATTCACCTATTAATTCGATAACATCTCCATTCATTCTAAAGACAGCAAGTGTATCGAAATTCCAATTATAAAAAGAACACCATCTAGCATCTTCTGCTATTGTTTTAACTTGAATTCCTGTTCCATCAATTGATCTAAAATCGGGTCCAGGTTGTGGAATCCCCGTCCAATCTATTTCGGATACGACATCACCCGCATAAGCTTTATAAGCTATTTCTCCTAGTTTTCCTATTCGAATATTGTCTTTAAGGGTTGATTCATCTCTAGTGAATCTCATATGATCATTAAGGGATCTATTAATGAAATCTTCTACTAGATCTTCATCCTCCTCTTTAATTTTGTATTTTACCATATAAATTATATGATGAAATGAGAAAAGGATTTTAGAGTCCGTTGGTTGCAGGATTATAAAAAACGAGTCCTGTTACGTTAGTTGTTTTAGTTTGTGTATTGCTTGAATAACTAAAAGTTAATGCATCTCCACCACTCAATTCCCCAAATTGGATTCTTACAGGATAATATACTCCAGCTGTACAAGAAAAAACACCAAATTGTTCTTGTACTCCATGAAGACCTCCATTTTGAACTAATGCTTGTCCTGTATTTAGAGATGTTGCTAAAGCCGAATTCCCGATCCACATATAAGATGCATCGTCACTAGCTAAATAGAATACATATGCATCCGTTGTTGGTGCTTTGAAATAACCTAACCATTGACAACTGAATGAGGATCCGTCGTCTGATCCAGGTTCCGTTATAGCTGTTGTTTGAACAGAAGTTGTTGGATTAGATCCGAATGCTTGTGGAGTTGCAGTTGCAAAGAAGTTTGGAGCATCGTTGAAATATCCTGAGTAAGTTGTCTTAAATAAACCTTCTATATAAGGTTGTACCCAATTAGTCCAATATCCATTTGATGATAACCATGTACTTGCATTCGCAGCGGAAGCTTGTGCAGTTCCGCTTATTGTTTGTACTAAACTTCTAAAAGCTTCATCTGTATTAATTGAACTCCAAAATTGAACCCCACCAACATTTCCAAGAGGAGTAGGAAAATTCTGAGTAGGAACATCTTTTGCTATCACATAAGAGCTTGATTCTTCCGGACCCATCCACCAAGTCAATCCACCTGGACTTGCACTATAATTTAAAGCCGAAACACCAACTGCAATTGTTCCAATATTAGTTACACCTGCAATAGTTGTTGGGCCGGGATTATATGCAAAAGCTCGAGTTCCCAATTAATTAGATTTGTTTTCACTAGCATATTTAACACCCATAATAGTTCCTACAATAGAAAATGCATTCGTAAGTAGAATACCAAACATATTCGACCAAGTAGAACCAATGATTTGTGTATCTTTACCAGTAGCCATTGCAATACCATACATAATAGTTGTTATTACACCAACACTCATAATCACGACTAAAGCAACTTTAACTATAGTTCCTATAAGTTCGAATTGTGATTTTTTTTGAATAACATCTAAATCATTAATTGCAGCATCTTTAGCTTGAAGTGCTTCGTGTTTAGCTTCTTCCGCCTCAGATAAAGCCACCTTAAGTTCTTCATTTATACGAATATTCTCTTCTTCTGATTCTTGTAGCTCTTTATTTCGCATCTGAACTTGCTTAGTTACCTCAAGTCTCTTTCTTCTCCCTTCTTTGTCTTTTTCTAATGAAGAAGAAATATAAGTCTTAAATTCTTCATCACTATCCTCAGCTTCAATCATCTTAAGTATATTACCTTCAAGTGAGATTCTTTTCTTCTTTTGAATTTCTAATAAGAAATCTCTAACGGATTTGTCTACTTTCATTATTTATAGATTTTGAATGGATTCGTTCTATTTTTATAACCTTCAAAATCATTTCGGAAATCTTCTAGTCTTGGTTCGATGTCATCTGATTTGATTATCCAGAATTGAGCTCCTGCTTTAACAGCTTTTGCTTGTTCTTCAGGTTCATTAGAAGATGATATGATTCCGATTACGACGTTGTTACCATATTCAAAATTAATTTTACGGATAAGTTCTATTCCATCATAAGAGGATCCAATTATATTTAGATCTACGAAAACACATTCAGGTTTTCCCTCCGGGTCTTTTTGCCATTGAGCAAAAAGCTTAGCCGCTTCATCAGCACTATCTAAACTCTCTAAAGTAAGAGAGATATCAAGGAGGCTACAAGCATCCTCGAAAACTAAGTGGAATAAACTTTCGTCATCCACTAGTAAAATTGAATCAATCATTTTTGTTTGTTATTTTAATTTTCATTTTTGTTCCTCCTGAAGGTATCTCCTCACATGATAGCTTGAATCCATGTTCTTCAATAATTGCTTTTGCAATCCCTAAACCTAATCCAGTTTCAGCTTCAATATCAACTCCTCTTTTCACATACTCTTCGAATTTTTGAGATGTAAGGCCGATGCCGTTATCCTCAACAATGATGAAATCTTCTAATGTATATATTTTGATTGTTTTATTAGAATTGTCATTATATTTAAGTCCGTTCTTAATTAAATTATCTATAGCGTTACATAACAATTGTTCATTTGCTAGTACTTCTCCTAAATTTTCAATCTCTACTTGTTTTCTATATGATGTATTAGCTAAATACTTTTCTAATGAGATTTTAGCATCTATTTTTTCTTTTTTGAAATCGGATTTAACCTTTACAAGATTAGTAAATTCATAAACATTCTTATAAACTTTTTGTGTGTGTAAAAGACCTTCTTGTATCATTTGTATAGAAGATCCAATTTTAAGATCAGCAATAATTTCAGGGGTAATTCTTTTTTGTAATCCACTTAGACCTCTAGGCATATATGTATTAATTCCGCTATGCATATCATGACGGATGATTCTTGCAGCATATTCTAAATATGTGTTCTTCTTATTAATATCTTCTAATTGCCTTTCAATTTCACTATCTTGAACCTTAATTGTTTTTCTTTGTAGAAGAGCAATTATTGCTAAGAAAGCTACTAATATACCTGCACCTGCCCACCATAACCATTTAGTCAAAGTTTTCTTTTCAACTTCTAAATCAACAACTTCAACTTCTAATCCATCTGTTTTAATCGATAGATCTATAATTTCTTTCTCCTTTCCAAGAGTTCCAATAGTAGCATCTTTTGCATCTATTACTTCTTGCGAAGCATGACTTGCGAGTAGAGCTTCCTTTTCAGCAATCAAAGCTTTTAATTTATTACCGATTTCATTAGCGAGTTTTTTCATGTCTGCAGGTGAAACATTATCATAGCTTTGAGGTAAATTTTGTAAGAATGCTTTATCTGCTTGTAATGATTTAGCATCATCTTCAGACATTTTTTCTTTCTCTTCTTTAGGAGATTCGAATACTATTTCTGGTTCTAGCTCAACAACTTCGACATAACCTTTTACTCTTGCTAAATACCAATCTGCAGCTTCATACATTTCTCGGTTGTAAAATGCAATCCCAATTTCTCTACAAGTTTTTGCTTCTTCTTTGCTTACAGCCTTGCTTTTTAATCGAAGATTGTCAAAACCTACCTTATCAATCAATGCCATTATGCTCGCATCTCCAGGGCAAATAGGAACACCTTGGTCCCATATTGCTTCTATACTTTCATGGTTTTGTTTGCTAATCTGAGACTCCACATTCGTAGAAAACATAAAGAAGATTAGAATTAAAAAGATCAGTTTTTTCATGGTATTATCGTGTGCTCATTTATTTTAATTTCAAAAGGAAACTTTTTAACTTTAGGTCGATCTTCTTCCCAATATTTTTGTTCCCAATCAAGGTCTGGAGATTCCCTCCTATTATAATTAAGAACTCTAAAAGCTTCATAATCGGCGTTTGTTCCTCGTCTAATCAATCGTAAATTTCCATTTTGGTAATTTGACGTCCAAGCATAAACCGTTAGATCTATAGATCTAACAGTAGTGTCTTGCCAAGAAAAGTAAAGTAACGAATTATCCATAGAGGATTTTAATAACCAATCCTTAACTGCATATAATTCTCCTTTAACGCTATCACAGGCATAGTTAACTTTAGATATACTATCAATGATTTGTTGTTTTTGTATACTTAAATCTTTAAGACTATCTATTTCATTTTTCAACTTTTCGATATCAGAACGATATCTAGAAGATAATGCACGTTGATTTGCTAACATCAAATCAATATCTGATGATTGTTGAAATGTGTATATTACTACAGAATCTCCTTTAAGAACGGTTTGGATAGGATAATTATTTTGTACTTGAGAAAATGTTGTAGTAGATATAAGAATGAATGTGAATAATAATAGAAGTGTTTTTGTCATTACCTGGTTAGAGTTATTTTCATTTGAGTTCCGCATTCAGGAAGCTTTTTACAGGATATCGAGAATCCATGTTCTTCTAGAATTGCAATACATATGTTGAGTCCGAGACCTGTTCCAGCTTCCTTCTGTCCTTCTTTACGAGTATAAGGTTTAGAAAGGTGATTGAAATCAGATTGACTTAATCCTCTACCATTATCCTCAACATAAAGTATATCATCAATACGATATATTTTTATTTTTTTTGTTGAGCTATCATTATATTTAAGACCATTACGAATTAGATTATCTATCGAAGTACAAAAGAGAGCTTCATTAACACTAAATATTCCAAGGTCATCTATTTCTACTTGTGGTCTATATGCAGTTGCCGATAAATAATCTTCAAGAATATCTTTTAGATTGACGTCTTCTCTAGTAAGAATTACATCTTTCTTTACTAGATTAGTGAATTCATAAACTCCTTTATAAACTTTTTGTGTATGTCTTAGACCTTCTTTAATCATTCTTAGAGGAGCATCAATCTTTAACTCTTTTGCTTGTTCATCTGTTATCCTTCTATCTAGTGAACTTAGACCTCTAGGCATATATGTATTAATTCCACTATGCATATCATGACGAAGAATCTTAGCAGCATGTTCTAGGTAAGTATTTTTCTTTTCAATCTCTGCTTTTTGTTCATAATTTTCCGTAACATCAATAGCAATTTTCATTACTCTATAAGGTTTTCCTTCATCATCAAGAATTGGATTATAAGTTGATTGAAGATGAATTAAACTTCCATCTTTTTTCTTTCTAATTACTTCACCAATAAAGAAAATTCCGGTTCTCAATTGATCCCAAAAATCTTTATAATCTTGTGTGTCTATTGAATCATCTTCTACGAAAATACTATGATGAAGTCCTATTAATTCCTTGTTTGATTCATACCCCATCGTTTTTACAAAAAGATCATTTGCGAAACATATATTACCTGACATATCGAATTCAATAACAGCATTAGATTTATTAATAGCATCCATTCTATTACTAAGTTGATTCTCTAACTCTTTCATTTTATCAGCAGATTCTTTAGATACTGAATGTTTAGCAGAACTTATAACATCTCGAATCAATAAAATAAATATAGGAATGAATGAGACGAAACAAATAAATTCCGTCCATCTTGTTGTTACTGTAGAAGGCATGTAACCGAACAGAACGGAAGTTTTAAACCATCCGAAAATTAACATTACCATAAAAGCTATGGCTAATGTGATTTTTGTTCTTAAACGATATTTCACAGAAAGTTCTTAATTTTCAACTACTTCATCAATAGGATCTACTGACGATTCGTTTCTAATATCCTTCTTTTCTTTCTGAATTTGATTGATGATATAACCGGAAACCGCGAATTCAGCAGAAGCCCAAAGAATGAGTTCACCCATTGTTAATCTAGAATGATGCTCAGTTAAGAAGAAGATCATTCCCCATTGAGCAACTCCGAAAGCTATTCCAGATTCTATTCTTTTTTTCGAAAAGAAAGACTTACTCCCTGAGTACATATTTCTTAATTCTCTAACTAACCATTTAGCGTTTTCTAAGCCGAAGAAGTAATTTTTCATAATACAGTATTGTTTTCTGTATATATCAAAAAGGTCGGATTTTTATAGAAGAGAGAATCCTAGCTTACCGTTATCAGGGTTGTATACTGATTGATTAGGTGCTTCGAATTGAAATTCAGAAGATTCTTCAATGAAGGATTTTAAGTGGAATTCCATTGTATTAGTCTTAAGTTCGAAATCCAAATAAAGTTGATTAACCGGAACCATTGAACAAAGTGATTTAAGGGCTGTTGTGTATATAGGGTCTGAATTAAGAACTCTAGGAACATATTGACTAAGAGGACCTAAAATAACGCCATAAAATTTATCATTTGCTTTTAGCTTTTCCCAATCTATTTTTTTACCTTTAGGCCAACTACCTATTGTTTGATAAAATTCTGAGAATTTCTCGAAGAAAACATCATTATCAAAAGATCCATCGGGTTTCGTAACGAGATCTCTAACATAGTTTTCTAATTCATTTGTTGATGGATCTTCGAATCCTGTTATCTTTTTTATTACTTCATATCCTGGCAGATTAAGTCTTTTTGAAATTTCTAGATATCCTGTAGCTACAGTATTATTTTGAGCAATCTCTAGAATTTCTCTTAATGATTTTTGATTTTCGTCAGATAATCTATTTAGATCTACATTTTTTACAATTCCTGATAATGTCGGTGATGCTCCTTTTTGATATTTAGAAGATATTTTAATGTTTTCGTCTAAGAAAAAATCAACTAGAGGTTCATTCCCTTTTGGATATTTAACACCAAATTTAGCATCTACACATTTAAGTAAAAATAATCCACCTAAAATTTCTCCAAAATCTTTTCCAATTGCATTAAGATCTGTTGGTGTAAGTGATTCTAAATACGAATCAGTAGAACTGGAATATGGAATAGATCCATCAAAAGGTTTTAATTCTGTAGGTTCCACTGTATTAGGTGAAGTCCAATTATAAACATCCTTTACTAGAGAAAGTAAAACATTCTCAGAAGCAGGCATATCTTTGAATTTAATCGTTATTTTGTTACATACTTCGTTATAAAGATTTTCTAAAGTTAAGTTTGTTTCCAATTGAATTTTTAATCCTGCTGGTGAGAGAACCTTACCACCAAAAACACCTTTTTGTGGGACTGAATTTACGATACATATTTCTGTATCTCGTTTGACATTAGAAGTCATAACTCTTGAAGATTCTGTAAATACTACAACAAATGTTTGATATTCACCAGACTTAGCTCCATCTGCAAAATCTCCAATCTTAGGTTCTTTTATCTCATAATTATTGACTTTAGCTTTCTTAAGAATTTTTTCTATTTCTGCTTTAGCCTTATTGTTATTTTGATCTAAAGCAAATCTTAAGTGTGATCCGTGTTTTGATTTTCTATCCCCTACAAATCCTGCAAACTGGAAAAGTTTTTTGAATAGAGTTAAAGCTTTATCTGTGTCATTATCGACTCTAATAGATTCTAAAAGAAAAGAGAAATCCTTGAATTTAAGTAGTTTGTTCATTATGTCGTGAATATGTTAGGATATTGTTCTACACATTCTGAAGGGAATGGAACCTTTGTTTGTAGAATTCTATCTCTGAATTCTGTTAATATGTTTTCTAACTTGTCTTTATGAATAAACTTAGGTGAAGTTGTTTGCTTCCATATGTTTTCAAAAGTCATAATCTCAGAAGCAGGAACGTCAGATCCGAAAGCCAATTCAGCAATAACATCGGGTGTATTCGTAATGAATTGATCTTGATCTTTTAGTAGCTTAGGCGTTTTTACAAGACCTTTAGCACCCATAAATGATTTGCTTACTTGTACAACACCTTGATTGAGACGAAGAACATAAGAACGATATTCCTGAACCTCCCCTTTATCTGTAAGTTTTGTAGTTTCTCTTTTTGAATTTGAAATGATATTCATAAGAAGGATATTTCTATAAAGACCTTTGTATTTGGATTCAGCTTGAGTGAAATCAGGTGAATGATACATGAACGTAGAGAAGTTGATGTTATCAGTTAACATAAAGTCTATCTGAGCTGTTCCTTTTTTCTGATCTCCTTCTACAGGAACACCAAAGGAAACTTGATTAAGTCCTCTATTTTTTGAAGTTGAATATCCGTTTTCTTGTAGTTTTGTATCTAAAAAATCTAGAACTTGATCTAAAGAGATTCCATTGAGTCCTGCAATTCTATCAGCAAGTATAGCAATATCAATATCACCAGAAGTTTGTTCAGGAGCTTTCTTCTTAAAAGACCCAATTGGTTTAGCATCTCCATCTCCAGTTAATCCAAAAATAGGATAAACTTTTTTCATTACATAATCGTAAGTTTTATCGATCTCTGCTTGAGTAATAGGTCTTGCATCTTCAACAGCATTTCCACCCTCATAGAGTTTCATTTCATTTACGAAATCACAGAATTTTAGTAGTCTCATCCTATATAAGTTATTGTTTTTTCATATTCTTTTAGATGATTAATAGCATCTTGTTTATCTTTGAAATCTTTTTGGTGAATGATTATTCTTTGTTTTAGACTATCTTCTCCAAATGTATCTAAAGATTGTAATCTTACAGAAATCAATGCAACATGATGTCCTTCTATACCATCAACATGTCCAACTATTTGTACGATTGATTTATCTTCTTTTCCCATTTGAATCTTCTTAACGAACGTTGCTTTACCTTCTTCTAAAGGATCTGAAGCATAAGAAAAAACTTCATCGATATGTTGATCGAATTTTTTGAACATTACGATAAGTATTTTTTTAGTTGCTTGTAGTATTTATGTAATGAATTAGGTGTGTATTCTTTGAATAAATCTTCTTCTCCAGCTATAATAGCCTCTCTAACTTTTGTTCCTGAAGGTCCTCCTGGTGCTCTTTCATCTACCATTTCTAAACGGAAAGGTTCCGATACCGGAACGTCAGATTTTTCGGAATTCAGATATTTAAGTTGTGGTTCATAAGCTTTAACTCGATCAGATCCACAACCCATACCAATAGATTCAAAACCATTTTCTCTCAAGTATTTAACCATTTGAGGAACCACCGTTTTAAGATTAGTAGGGTAAAGGAAATATCCTCCCATCCAATTATATTCTTTAGCAACATCATTTCCCATTTTCTCAAGTAGAGCTTCAGGGAAAGGTGACTTATCTGTTTTTGAAAGGATTTGAATTGGAACTACAGGACATTGAAATAAATTTGACGTTTTTTGTAGTGCAGCAATATGTCCTAAGTGAAAAGGTTGAAATCTTCCTGGAAAGATACAAACTCTTTTACCATTAAATTCCGCTTCAAACACTTGATTCCCATTAAGGAATTGTTCGAATGTTAGTATGTTTTTCATTTTAAGTTCCAATTTCTTTTATCGTCTAAATCGATTATATCTATTCCCATTTGCTTAACAGCATTTGTTAATTCTGTTTGTTCTTCTTGATCTCCACTTTTAATAAATTGAATAACGTCTCTAAACGATTTGAAATAGAATTTATCTCGAATTTTATCTTTTATGTTATCCCAATTATAATAGATTGCATGTAGAAGACCTTGTACACCTGCTGAAGAAAGAGCCAGTTCATTAAGCATACTTTCATTTACATAATGTTCGAAAGAAAGAACATTTGATTCGTTATAAGGTTTTCTTACATCGATCTTACCGGCACTAAGGCTTTTAGCAACTTGATCTACTTGTTCAGGTTCAATCTTAGGCATTTCTTGTCTTGGAGGAGCTCCAGCAGGAGGACCTTCTCTTTGAATCATTTTAAGACCCTTAGCTACATTGTCTTTGTTTTTCTCATACCAAGCAACGGCTTTATCTTTATTGAAGTATTTAGGATCCATATTCATTCCTTTATAAATGCAATCTTCAACATCTTTAATTGTTGCTTGAAAGATATTAACATCTCCACCAGTAGGCATAGTTCCTCTTTCATTACCCATTGCATCTCCTGCTTGTCTAAGAACAGGAATAAGATCACCGATTCCTAAGTCAGCTTTAGATCCAATAATCTTTGCATTAGGATTTGTAAACATTGTAGCAGCCCAACGATGATGACCATCTAAGATTCTGTTATCCTTAGAAATAACAGCTCCTAAATCTCCACCTTCAACTCCACCTATAGCTAATCCAAGAGCTTTACCTAGGTAAACTGCATCTTGAGAAGGCTTAAGTGATTTTGCAGGAATAGCAGCATCCTTTGTTACTACAACATCATCTGAGTTTTCACCATCTTTTTTTCCTTTGATGAAAAAGTTTTTATCTCCTTTGGTTGCAGGATTTGGGAATTTAGAAGGATCTATTTCAGAAGTCGGTAGATCTTCATTAACGAATTGCTTAAATTTTTTCATTTTTGTTTTACCTATTTCTTTACCCTTCTCTTTTTTAGGATCAGAAGGAATGCCTTTAGTGTCTTTTTTAGGACCAGGTCCTGGTATACCGAACATCATTCCAGGACCGAAAGCTGAATCTTCGTTTATCATACGATATCTTTAGATTCGATTAGAGTATATGTAAATGAATTACCGTGAATATCTTTTGCCTTTCTAATTAATGCCATAAATTCATTAAAATCCTTAAGTCTTTTGAATACTTGACATCCTTCAGACCAATTTTCTACATATTCAGATTCAGTTTTTGGATTAGATCTATGACCGTTAATTCCAAAGATTCCTTCTTGGATTACTGTTTCGTCATAAGTCATGTCTTTGTTTTTATCACGATAAACTTTAACAGGTTTAACCTGTCTCATAGCTTCATATTTACCTTGATGTAAACCTATAGCCCACATTCCACGATATTGTCCTGGAACTACTCTTGCAACTCCATTTGGATTGTGATATTCAAGCATAGCTTTTTTACCAGGATCTGTAGTGATTGGCCATGAATAGAATTTCCATTGACCTCCTTCTTTGAAAGAAAGAGTTAACAAATCATCGAATACATTTGTTACTTTCTTTGCTGGTGCTGAATTACGTACACCGATAATGTTTACGTCATAATCTTTAGCACCTCCAAACCAAGCATAAGACTTAGCTTTTACGGTAGCTTCAATTTGTTCTCTTGTAAAAGTCATTTTATTAAATTATTTTTTGTACGCTAGAATTGATCTAATTTGGTGAATTGGAGCAAAGATTCCAGTGTATTTATATAGCTTACCTTTATAAACGAATGTAATTCCTTCAGTAGGAACTATCGAATCAAGTCCACCTGCTGCTGTTACTCTTGCAAGTTGTCTTTCTAATTTTTCTACCTCAGTAGCATCACCATTCGTTCTAATAGTAGCAATTGTTTTATCTATTTCTGCTTTCATTTCTTCAGCAGCCGCTGTTGGATCTTTTGAAAGGAACGCAGACATATTCTTCATAAATTCAGTTCCAACTTCAAGGAATAAACTTTCAAGAGGTGCATAAACTCTTGCTTTAAGATCTTTAGCACTTTTCTTTTCTAAAGTTGTATACCAATCAGCATCTTCACCTAAAGTCTTTTTAATCAAACCAACTGAAAATGATTTATCTATATCAGCAATTCTTTTTGCTAGACCTACGAGTGCATCTTCAGGGATTGTTACTTTAGCTTTATCTGCCTCTTCAAGAAGAACTCGTTTACCCATACCTAAAGCATAATCTAAAACTGTAGAAGCTTCATTCAAATCACAATCTTTTAGAATCTCTCTATATTTCTTTTCGTAATAATTAGCTCTTGCTTTAGTGTTAGGAAGAGGTTTGATATCCATATCTTGAGGACCTCTAACAAAGAATGTTTTTTGTGCAGCAGCATTAGCATCTTTTATTAGCTTACCTAGATCTCTTCCTGCTTGCTTATCTTCATCAACCACTTTAGCATTTTCATCATATTCAATAACACCATGGAATACTAACATATTCAGACCATAAGGAACTGTGTTTTGTGTTAATGGTGTAATGATTTCCATGGAAGCAAATTTCTTACCTTCTGCAAAGAATTTCAATTTATCTTCATCTGATAAAGCACTAATGGAAGCATTTAGATCTTCCATTGCAGCATTATAAACAGTTTCTATATCACCTCTACCGGCAAATAGATCTGCAACTCCTTGTATCGTCATTGCATTTTCTCCCGCATTCTTCATATGTCCTTGATTTCTTGCAGCAATTAACTGACCATTTTTCCAAGATATAGAAAGTTGCTGTCCGTCGGTTTTCTCCTGTACAAAGTTTTCAGGACCAAATGCTCCTTCAACCGTTGCTTTAATCATTTGATGAACATCTGCCATTGTAAGATTCATATCCTCGAAAGGATGGGATAAGTGACCATAAGCTCCACCTTCATCTATCGAAAAGTCCATATCATATAAACCGAGTTCTTGATCTAATCTCATCATTTCAATTAGAGCATTTTCTCGTTCTAGTAATATGGAAAAATCCTTAAATTTCATCAATTTTTTCATCGATACTATGTCTTTTTTCTATATATCCAAAAGGAGAATCAATTAAGATTCTCCTTCTTTAGGTCCATTTTCTTCCGATTCAGAATCTTTAATTTCACAAGATTTAATGATTCTAAGCTTAAGTTGATTGTTAGTCTTTGGATTCTTAACAAAGATATAAAGTGTATCTTCCTCTTCTTTAGAATAAACTTCCCAATTTTCACTTTCGTTAACTAACTCAGATTCGTTATACCAAGCTCTTACGGATACTTCTCTGTTTCGTTTGAGTTCCATCTTCTTTAAAGTATTTTTTGTTTCCTAATAATCTAGCTACTTGATCTTGAGGAACTGCTCCTCTTGATATTTGATTTTCTAGTAATTCATAAGATTTGATTGCTTCTTCTTTTCTACCGGAATACCAACATGAGATGGAATGTAGATCATATATTCTCCATGTATATGATTGTTCGTCGATGAATAAAGTAGATTGTGGGAATGGAGATTTTCCTGCCATTTGCATAGCTCTTAATCCGTAAAGGTAAGCGATATCATATTCTTTTTTAGATTGATAGTAAAGAATAAGAGGGAGTAAATGTTCTACTCGATATTTGTTGTATTTCCCACATTCTAAATACTCAGTCGTCCATTCACTTTCGGGATATTTATTTGCAGCTTTAAGTTGAGCAACCATAAGAGCAGAGAAATAACATTCTTCCCAATATCCTTCGTTTGTAATATCTCTTCGTTTTGAATACCATTCGATTGCCTTTTCTCTTCCTTCATGTGTTCCCATATCTCTGTAAGATTGAGCTAAGTAGAATAACCATCTAGAATCCCTTTTAGGATCATTAGCAACATAATCTTCTAGAATTTTAACATGTGAAAGATATTTTTGTTCTTGTGATTCTGAGGTCCAAGAATTACCATCTGGTGTAACTAATACATACAATCCCTCAGCAGCACCTACGGTTGTTTGAGTATCACAAATAAGAACTTCATGTACAGGACCATACCAATACCAATCTACATCTGTTTTATAGAATTGCATTCTAAAGTAATTTTGTCCTCCATAAAGAATCTTAACATTACCGCCATCAACTCTCGTTAAATTTCTTTTGAATACATCAACATTAAAACCTTCTTGTATGATTAATTGTTCATCGGCATCTATCCAAAATCCAAAATCAGCTTTACCTTTAATAGAATCTTTTGCTTTATTTCTTGCATCTTCAAAGTTTTTCCAAGGATGATCAATTACTTCACCAGGAATTCCTTTCTCTTCAAAGAATTTCCTAACGATATCTTGAGTTCCATCGGTAGATCCAGTATCAATAACACAATAATAATCTAAGATTGGCCATACAGTATTCAACATACGTTCAATTACTTTGGCTTCATTCTTAACAATAATGCTTAGTGCAACTGTTGCCGGTTCGATCGAAGAATCGATACCTAAATTTTGAGGAGAAGGCATTTCAAAAGTAGGTCTTCTCTTCTGTTGGGGTTGTGGTTTTTTCTTTCTTTTAGTTGCCATCTTGACTTATTTCTTTTTTTGTTTTTTGTTCATCTTTTAAGTAATCTTCTTTACCTCGTATAGCGCCTTCATCGAAAGCAAAACCGATAATATCATAAAATAGTTCTCTATCTCGTTGAGTCATATCTAGTCTTTCGGTATAAAATTGAACTGCCTTATTTAACGAAGGCGATAGTTCATCGAAATGTTTAAACATAATTTTCCTTTTTTAATTATATGCAAAAAGAGT